GCGCAATGCAAAAGCAAAGCGGCCAAGTCTGCGGCCAAGAGCAAGACATCAGCCAAGCGCGTAAACTGGAAAGGGAAGAAAAGTGGTAAAAAAAGCAGTTGAAGCCCCCAAGGGATACCATTGGATGAAGTCTGGCAAAGGCTACAAACTTATGAAGGGCGATTATAAGCCCCACAAAGGCGCTGTTAAGAAGGCGTCATTTGACATTCAGAAGGCGCACAAAGCATGAAGAAGAAGAAAAAGTAATGGCAGGTTTCGGCGCGTTAGATAATCTTTTATCTCTGGGGCGTGAGCTTTTTGGCTCTGCTGCTAGGGGAAACCCCAAGATCTCTGAGCTTGCGGAATTATCTGGCGTGGCAATGGATAAACTTGAAGACGCATCTCCAGAAGATCTGGCTGCTGTTCTGGATAGAGCTGCACGTCAAAGATTGATAGATCCGCGCAGCGCCAACAACATCAAGATACAGATCGCCAAGGATGCGCAGCCAGCTCTCCCTAGACTTCGGGTTGATAACCCCGGCGGTGACTGGTTGGCAGGGAAGCTAAGACGCGCATTAGAGCAACGCCAGAGCGCAGAGCCAAACACCTATCAGTCCACTTTGGGTTCTGGTGAGGGGGTGACAGGTTACTTCAAAGAGCCGATCCGACTAAATCCAAACACACTTTCCAACATAGCGGGATCTGTCGGTGAAGAAACATACAGACCAGATCCAGAAAAAATGCGCAGATTGCGTGAATCTATTGCAGAGACAGGCTACGATGAATCGCCAATTTTAATCCAAGTGCGCGAAGACGGAGTGCCGTTTGTGGTAGAAGGCAATCACAGGATCATTGAGGGCGTTGAAAGCGGCAGGCCAACTATACCAGTCGAGATCAAATATCTCAGGGGCGCAGAGGACGTTGAAGGTCCACTTAGTCCCGCAGCTTTAGGAGTGCCAAGGTAATGGCAACGTACAAAGGTAAAACCGTAAAGCTCAACAATCCGCGCCGCATTGCCAAGGGCGAGACATCTTATGGCAAGAAAAAGTCTGTGGTCTTTGTAAAAGACGGCGACAAGGTAAAGCGCGTGACCTTTGGCGATCCTAATATGACTATCAAGAAAACTCAGAAGGGCCGCAGATCAAACTTCAGATCGCGCCATAATTGTGATAATCCCGGTCCTAAGACGAAAGCTAGGTACTGGTCATGTAAGGCGTGGTGATATGGTTGATAAAAGATTCCCAGAGGGTGCGATACGTCCAGACGGATTGCCAAATATTCCATCACAGGCTTATGCTGATTATCTAACTGATTATTACGATGCCAATCCCATGATCCCCCGCGCAGATCCTGTGGGTTATGTTTCGCCTGCGCCAAAACCATCAGAAGCGCCACTTAGTAACTATGGGTTTGATGTGGCAGGCGATTACATCAGAGATGCAGGTCAATCTTTTAAGAACGCTGTCACAGGTCAAGGTGTGGCCACTGTTCTCCCAGAGATGCGTTTCTATCCCGGTGGTCCCACTGGAGCTGAATACGTTTATGGCGGCATTGCAGACGCTGGATTGGGCGCGATCAACACATTGTTTGCTGGATTAGGAGCAGGAGCTGGGTTTGTCGCAGAGCAAATTCCATTCCAAAATGAAAACCAAGAAGATAGGTTTGCCAGAGATGCTATGGCTGGCGTTGAGTTTGCAGAGCAATATGCTGCACCATATCTTGGCTTATTCAGCAAGCTAGGAAAGGCATCTAAGGCTATGTCGTTTGACAGGGCGGCTAATGCGCCTGTTGCTTCTGCTGTACCTGCTGCGCCTGTTGTTGGTCCACGAATTACAATATCTCCTAATTTGGGCAGTCTGCCCATTGTAGATGCAGCAGCGGCGGCAAGAGCCGCAGAGAGTACAAACCGATTAAAAGAAATTATGTACAGCCCATCCCTAAGAGCTGCTATGAATTTAAAGCAGAATAAAGGTCCGTATGAGCAGCTCAAAGCTACCATGCTCAAGAATGGCGCAAAGCCAGATGAACTTGAGTGGTCTGGGGCAGATGATTTCTTCAGTGGCAAGAACGTAACCAAACAAGAAATTGTTGACTACCTTGGAGAAAATGATCCTCGCTTGGTTCCAAATGTGCGTCGAGCCGAAGGTGTTCTTGGCTCTGAAGCTGAAGCTATGGATGTGCGTGATGCTGTAGATGAAGTTATGGCAGATCAGCCTTGGCTGAGTGAGAGAAAAGGTGATGAAATTGATCTTCTGAGAGACTATCTCCCAGATGCTGACTATCAAAGGCCAGACGAACTTAGCGATGAGTACCTTGAAGAGCTTGCTGTTTTAAAGGGTACTACAGTTGATGACCTTAGAGGCAAAGATTGGGTATATGTAGACGAAAATGGTGATGCTGAATTTTTCCAATATTCAGATGAAGCTGTTGCTCATCAATATGGCGGGGCTGATAGACTTGATGAGGAACTAGAGATAAAAATTAGAGAAGAACTTGAAGACGAATTTAATAACGATCCCCCAAACTTTATGTATCGTTATGGAATAGATAGACCTGAGTCTGTGGATGCAGGAGACACAGAGTATTCTGAGTATTTCCCAGAGGGCGGTACGGATTACACAGAGAGCTTATTTCAATACACAGATCCTACGGGTCGTATTAAAATAGATACGCTGGCAGGAAGTCGCCACTTTGGCGAGGATAACGCTGGTACAATCTTCCACACACGCCACGCAGATTATGTAAACGAAGACGGCGATACTGTTCGTTATGTTGGCGAAATACAGTCAGATCCGCAGCAGCGTCTTAGTGAAGACAATACGGTTACAGATTACGCAAGGTCTTTGCTGGAAGAAGAGATGACAAAGCTAAGAACCGATATAAAATTAGTTGAAATCAAAGCGGTTGAAGATCAAAAATTAGCGTTTGAATCTGAATTAGATGAATTTCAACTAGCAAGGCTGGGATATGAGACTTCAATTTATAATTTAAATAAAGATTTAAAAAACCCAAATTCTTATACCAGTCAACTTTTTGATACTTTAGCTTCAAAAATTGAAGGGGAAATCCCATATTCTGGAGAATTAACTGATGCTCAAGAGGAGCTTGTAAACGCATATATTCAACAAAGAGGTAATCAATTCCGTGGTGGTCGGCGTTGGACTCGTCTTCAAGGCGCACAAGATATGGTTTATGAATACTTAGTCGGTAGCGAAGTAAGCTGGCTTCCTGAAAATACTAAGAAGAGAATATTTGATATTGCTGACGATGCAGCGAATAAACAGCAAGATCTAAAGAAAGATTTAATAGAACTTGAAACAAAGTCTTACGAGGGAGACATTGCTCAAGGCAGTAAGATACTAAAACCCGGCGGTCCCTTCATGTCTTCTCAGAACAAGTGGCTGGACGAAGGCTTGCGGCGTTCCATCTATGACGCTGTTAAAGATCCAGACGTTGACTATCTGGCATTTCCAAATGATCCAGAGGCAATTGCCAAAGTTGGCGGTCAAACCGCAGACTCAGTAAAAGAAGGCACGGTAAATTATTACCAGCGTGATGTTCAAAACCGCCTGAAGAAGTTGCTGAAGGCATTTTCTAAAGACGTTTCTGTCGATGAAATTAATATTGGACAAGGTGGTGGATCTAATTATTTTTTCAGCAGCAAGGGCTTCAAGATCACGCCAGAATTTAGAAAAGCAGTAATGGAAAAGGGTATCCCGACATATGTTGTTCCATTGGCAGTTGGCACTGGAATGGGTTACGGTGCATTAGATCAAATAGGAGGCGGAAATGGCCAGAGCGGCAGTTAAAAAGGTAGCGCAGGCAGAAATCAGGGCAGCTAAGAGCTTCTTAGAGCGCCGTGGGTTAGATTCTGATGATATCTCGCCACGCAAGTTCGCAATGGCAGCTAAAGAGCTTGATAAAGGCTTCTCAGACACTCTGAAAGTGTTGGCCCGTGAATTATCAGCGGGTAATGTCTGATGAACCGCGCGAGTTTCGGCGCATTAATGTCTAATGGAGGACAAAAGATGAAGTATGGCAAAAAGAAACCTTCCACATCTGTCAAAAAGAAGGTAATGAAGAAAAAGGCGAAGCCTAAAAAGAAAGGGTACTAAATGCCAGAATCTAAAGATGTCGAAGTTCACGTTTCTGGTGTTTCAATGACGGGAGCTGTGAAAGATGACAACAAGCGATCTGCTTCAACAGATCAGAAAAAATCTGGAGAAAAGACGGCTTGAGATAGCCGAAGATATGGTTGATGGTCGGATGGCCGACATGAATGCCTATCACAAAAACGTAGGGATCTCAGAAGGCTTAATGCAAGCCTCTGAGGTTATCCGCGAAACATTGAAAAAATTAAACGAAGAGGATGTATAGCGTGTCTCATCAGCATGATAAAATATTTACGGATGAAGAAACCAACGCAACAATTGGATCTCATCAACTGCCAATCCCCTTAAATTGGAAGGTTCTGGTACAGCCAAATCAGGTTAAAACCAAAACATCAGGCGGCATATTGCTGCCCGAATCCTCTAAAGACAACGAAGAATATCTAACAGCTCATGGCACAGTATGCGCCTTGGGTGACTTAGCATATCGTGACAGAGATACAGGCCAGCGATGGCGGTCTGAAATTTGTCCAAAGGTTGGAGATCGCGTGACCTATGGTAAATACGCTGGTCAGAAACTTGTTGTAAAAGGCGTCAAATTCCTTCTGCTGAACGATGATGAAATCACATCGATCTTGCCAGATGGTGTTGATGTCGCTGCATATGTAGGGTGATTGATATGGCAGAAAAAGAACAAATTCTGGAAGAAATCGAGGCCGAAATCAAACGAGCCAAGGGTGAACCAGACGAATTTGAAATTGAATTGGTTGACGAACCTGCCCAAGAGGCGCGTGAAGAGGCCAAAGATGTTTCAGAAGAAAAAGAGGATGACTATGGACCTAAAGTTCAAAAGCGCATTCAAAAACTGGTCGGTCAGCGTCGAGAAGCTGAAATCCAAGCTCGACAAATTCAAGAGCAAAACGCACAGCTTCAAAAGCGCCTTGAGCGATTGGAGCAAGGATCTCAGCAATCGGCTGAACAGGCTTTTAATCAGCGTTACACTCAAACCAAAGCAGCTCTTCATAAAGCTGTGGAAGAAGGTGACACTGAAGCTCAAGTAACTTTTCAAGAGCAAATGGCTGACATGAGAGCGGCCATGCGTATCGCTGAAATGCAGAAACAGCAAAGTCAGCAACGTGCCGCTGCATCGCCTACAGTTGGCCGCGCACAGCAAGCTGCACAAAACCCAGCTCCACCAAAAGCGATGAGTTGGTGGCAGAAAAACAACTGGTTCAATGCCGCAGGCTTTGAGCGTGAAACAGCAGCAGCGCGAGCTATTGATGTTCAGTTGGACTTGGAAGGTTTCGACAAAAATTCAGACGAATATTATGATCATCTGAACAACCGTTTACAAAAAGTATTTCCTGAGTTAGTGTCAGGATCAAGTCCAAGTAAACCAAGAACGAAAAGTAGACCACCAGTCGCCCCCACTACAGGCGGTTCTTCAAATTACAAGGGCAATAGAGTTAGGATGTCGCAAGAACAACTCAGAATGGCTAGAGAACTTGGAATCAATGATGAAAAAGGTCTTAAAAAATATGAAGCCGAAATTCGGCGTCAGCAAAGGAGCCAATAATGTCTGATAAACGTAATGTTCGCGCAAACGAAGCTCGCAATTCCGTGCGTGATGAGGAATCTCGTCCCATGACGGCATGGAAACCACCATCACTTTTGGACGCCCCCGAAGCACGTCCCGGCTATGTCCAAAGGTGGGTAGCTACCTCGATTCAGGGTAAGGAAAGCCCAGACAACGTATATAAACGTATGCGTGAAGGATGGGAACCGCGCCCTGCTGATACTGTGAAAAGTAAGTTGTATCCAACTATCAATCATGGCCAGTGGGCAGGATCAATTGGAATTGAAGGCATGTTGCTTTGCGAAATGCCAGAAGAAATCGCGCGTCAAAAGCAAGATTACTATTCTGGTAAAAACGAAGAGCAAAATGAATCCATTGCAGGGGATCTTGATGCGTTAGGACGGCGTAGTGGACAACCGATCTATCAAGAACGGAAGTCTGAAACCAGTCGTGGCAGATCTTTGTCTGCCGCAAGCGACTAATTAACGCTAAAAGGAGCGAAAAATGGCAAATGCAGATGCAGCCTTTGGGTTTGTCCCAGTTCGTCACATGAGCGGTAATGCACCTCGCACTAACCAATACACCATCACAAGTGGTCTTGCAGAAAACATCTTCACAGGTGATCTCTGCATTCTCACAGCAGATGGGGTTGTTACGCCACACACGGCCACAGAAGTTAACAACATTGGTGTTTTTGCAGGGTGTTCTTACACAGCAAGTGACGGTTCTTACGTCTATAGTGAATACTGGCCATCAGGCACAGTAGCTACTGACATCATCGCATATGTATATGATTGTCCATATACTGTGTTTAAAGTTCAGTCTGCGGGTTCCCCTGCTCAGACCAATATCGGCAACTGTGCTGATGTTGTTGCTGGCACTGGTTCCACATTGACTGGTCAATCAGGCTTTGAATTGAATGGCACAATGGCGGCTGGCGCTGCTACTTGTAAAATTCTTTCTTTGGTGGATTCACCAGAGAACGCATTCGGAGCTAACGCTGTCATGGAAGTGCTTGTAAATGAGCATCTTCTTAAAGACAGTGCTGGTATCTAAGGAGGGTATGAACAATGGCTATGAATAGAGCAAGTTTTGCTAAAATGCTTGAGCCGGGTCTGAATACTCTTTTCGGACTCGAATATGACAGCTATCCAGCCGAATATGAGGCAGTTTTTGAATCAAACACTTCGCAAAAAGCGTTTGAAGAAGACGTACTCCTCGCAGGTTTTGGAAATGCTCCAACAAAATCAGAGGGTTCTGCGGTTTCGTATGACGCAGCCTCTCAGCAGTGGACTGCGCGTTATCAGCACGAAACAATCGCTTTGGCTTTCTCAATCACTGAAGAAGCTGAAGAAGACGGCCAGTATGGCTCGATTGCTTCTCGCTATACAAAAGCGTTGGCTCGCTCAATGGCCTCTACTAAAGAGATCAAAGCGGCTAACATTTTGAACACCGCGACAACTGTGAATGGTGGTGACGGCGCTCCTCTTTTGAGCAATGCACACCCAACACAGAACGGCAACCAGTCTAACATTTTGGCAACAGCCGCCGATTTGTCTGAAGTGTCACTTGAAGCAATCCTTATTCAGATTGCTGACATGAAAGATGATCGCGGCCTTCGCGTTGCAGCACAGGGTACGCAGTTGGTTATCCCAACAGCTTACACCTTTGTTGCAGAGCGTCTGCTGGAATCACAACTGCGTACAGGAACTGCTGACAACGACATCAACGCGATTCGTCAAGGCGGGTATCTCCCACAGGGCTACCACATTATGCGCCGTCTAACAGACAGCGATCAGTGGTTTGTCCAAACGGATATTCCTGATGGACTGAAAATGTTCCAACGCTCGCCTATGAAAAAAGGCATGGAAGGTGACTTCGAGACTGGCAACGTGCGCTACAAAGTGCGTGAGCGTTACAGCTTCGGTGCTACCGATTGGCGCGGTGTCTTCGGATCACAAGGCGCAGCATAACATTTCTCCAGAGTGTTATGATTAAGGGGCGGTCTTCGGATCGCCTCTTTCTTTTTATTTAGATGTGCTGTATGTTTTTAAAGAAGGGCATCATATTAGCTTTGTAGACAGGTTACCGCCCTCCTGACGTTGCATAGACTACAAAGCGAATCCTTATGCAAAAGGGTACTAAAATGGCTAATACCACATTTACAGGTCCAGTTACCTCTACCAACGGTTTTGTAGGTGACATCATCGTCCCAACATACACAGTTGCAAACGCTCCATCTGCTTCAGATGCAGGCGCAGGTACGCTTGTGTACGTTTCAAACGGCGCAGCAGGCGCAGCTATCTTGGCCTTCTCTGACGGCACTGATTGGAAGCGTTCTGACACAGGTGCTACAATCGCAGCAGCATAAGGAGCTAGGTTATGAGTAGGTTCAAACCAGCTTCTGAAGAAGAAATTGCACGGCGCGGCTCTGAGACTGTTAAAGTTCGCGCTCGAAACTCAGACGGTACGTTAAAAGCTGACGATCCTTCTACGCCTGATGTAAATGAGGCATGGACAGAAGCGCCAGCTAAAAAGAAACGTGTCCGTCCTGCAAAAAACAAGGACTAGCAAATGGCTGATATTTCCTCAGTAAAAACGCTAAGTGATACTCCTAGAGAGGCAGTCATGGCATTTCAGTATCAGTACGTTGATACTGGCGATGAGAGTGCTGTCCTGAAGATTGATGTTTCAACACTAGCTCCCAACGCAAATGGCGATCCCTGCATCGCAGTTCGTATTGTGGAGGGTTGGTGGGTCATTAAAAGTATGACCGTTGAAGTTTTGGCAGATGCTGACACTGACATCATTATGATGCACATTGGCGAAGACGATATTGGATACCATGACTTTAGCAAATTTGGTGGTCTTCCCTCAACCAAGTCTTATGGCACAAACCCAACTGGTGACGTGAAGTTCACAACTACTGGTGCGGGGGCTGTTGGTGATTCTTATCAACTTGTTCTGCGAGTGATCAAGGAATATTAAGGAGTAGCCAAATGGCTCAGATCTCATCAATAACAAAAGTTGGTAAAACTGAGCCATTTGAACTTCAGGTGGCTAGAGGCCAAATATCTTGGCACACTCCGTTGTTTAAATACGGATACAACAGCAATATCATCAACGTAGAAGAAACTATCTGGGATGTTGGTGGTATATACGCATATCCAAGCTCTGCTGTTGCCATGACTGCAACAAGTGCAAGTGGGGCAACAGATTCAGGCGTTACTGGCCTGATTTTTGGTCTAGATGCAAATTACAACGAAGTATCAGAGGCATTTACTTTAGATGGGTCTGGGACATACACAACCACACAAACATTTTTGCGTGTTTTCAGAGCTTACATAACTGGATCTTCTGCACCAGCAGGCAATATTGCAATCGCCAACGGCGGTACAACATATGCACAAATAAGTGCTGGAGAAAACCAGACATTGATGGCTGTATACACTGTGCCAGCAGGAAAGAGTCTTTATGTTAATAAAGGTATAGCAGCCCACGGAACAGCCACTTCTGGTGGCGTATTTATGACCGTGCGTTTTTTGGTGCGCAATGAAGGCGAAGTATTCCGCACAGCGGTCAAGGTTGATGTTTCCGAATCCGAAATAATCTATCCGTTTTCCCAGCCTATTAAGATCCCAGAAAAATCTGATGTTGAAGTCAGGGCAATTTGCAACAAAAACCAAGCGAATGCCATGTCAGCATCGTTTGATGGCATCATCATTGAGGAGTCTATTTAATGGCGACTTCAGGAACAGTAGCGTTTCAGCCGAATGTTGAAGAAATCATAACTGAAGCGTTTGAACGCTGCGGGTTAGATCCTCAAATCCAAACTGGTGATCGGGCTGTGTCTGCACGGCGTAGCCTCAACCTGCTCTTCTCTGAGTGGGCAAACAGGGGTATTAACTACTGGGCAGTAGAGCAACAGACTTTGACGCTTGTAAACGGCACAGCGTCTTACACTCTGCCCGTAGGAACTATAGATATTATTGACGCAGTTGTGCGCGATAGTGCTGGAACCGATACGTCTGATCAGATCATTAACCGTGTATCAATTGCTGATTACAATCAGCTACCAAACAAAAGCTCCCCCGGTAAGCCAAGCCAATATATG